TATTGTTCATCATGCCGTAACCAGAGTTCTGGAGGTTAGAGCCGATGTTGCCCATGTTGGTGGCAGTACCAGTCTGGAAGTCGTTAGGGGCAGCTAGAGTTTGACCACCGTAGGCACCAGTCTCTAAGACGCCGCCTAGTGCAGCCTGAGAGCCAGATAAGTTAGCGTCCACATATGGTTTGTATTGGTTGAAAGCTGCCATTTGGGCTGCTGTTGCTGCGTTCTGTGCTTTGGCTTGCTTGTTTGCGCCCATAAGGCCCAAGGTTCCACCGATAACGGCTCCTACTACAAATGCCATTTTGAGTTCCTACTCGATTTTGTTATTACTAGAGTTCGTGAGGAACTCATTTAGGGAAGTCAGGTCAGGCTCTTCCAGTCCCATTGCCTCGTAAGTGGGGCTTAGGACTTCATCCTCTATTTCTTCCATGTGTTCTTCTGCACCATGAGCTGTGAGGTGAACACAAACCAATGTTGTGTCTTCCTCTATGTAAAATGCTCTTTTGACGCCTGCTGGTGATACAAAAGTCTGAGGGCCTGTCAGGCGCTGCCGACCACCATCTTCAGATATAATCACCATAGTGCCTTGCATTAAGAAGGTCAGGTGAGCTTGCTTGTGTAAGGCACCAGACACAGTAATGCCTTTTGGCATAAGTATCTGTCGGGCATACTGGTGACACCCATACCTATCATCTTTAGGCGTGAAGTGGTGCTCTAGCTTAGTTTGATCTACGGCACACTCTAGCTCGCCCTCAGCAACACCATGAAGCATCATAGTCTGAAGCTCCATAAGAGACTGTCTGATCTCTAGGTCTTGTTTCATACTGCAACCCAAGCTGTGCCATTGTAGACAACTAGCCCCTGTGTCCCATTGCTTAGTGGGTTCCAAGGAGACACAGCATAGCGAACCATGCCCTTACGGGGGCTCTCTGGGGCTCTGTCTGCCACTTGCACACTTGCATCACTGAGAGACCTTATAGAGGCCTCCAGTTCTCGTAGTTCTTCTTGTAGATAGTTTGGTAAGAAGTCGGGGTTGAGGTTAGGTGATTGGCGTCTTGTGTAAGGGGACACCAGCATGTTTATCTTGTCAGATAGTGACATAAGCTACCTCCGACCTGTGACTACGACTTCAACGTCCATACCACTAAATGCAAAGTCCTTGAGGGTAGCTGTGGTCAACTTGTAGGACAGGTATCTACCAGCAATCCTTGTATCCACCTTGTACTCATCAGAGGAGTCAAAGGTGACTGAGGTCTGGTAGTTAGGGGTGGCATTGGGAGTATCAGCTGCACCAAAGGTAAAACCAAAGGTGGCATCAGAGTTGTCAGTGGACATCTGAGGGTACACCTTGGATATGACCTTGTAGCCACTGAGGGGAATACCAACGTCATCTAGGTCTATGCCTACACGCTCAAGTAGAAGCGGAGAGGAGACTGTAGTGTCTACAGACTGGGCTAAGTTGCCTTGGTCTACTAGGTCGATACCGTAGAGCTTGCTGGCTGTGATGCCACCACCAGTAGCTGACACAAGCAGGGATCTACGAGTATTCTGGCTTTCCTGATCGTGGTAGGAGCCACCGATGTCATCATAGGTCTGGGTAGCGTCTGCGTAAGAGAACACACTGTCCACAGAGGCCTCTGTACCACCGACTGCGTTGGGGAGGTCTTGGAAGGACCAAACGTCCTCTTTGTAGTTGTAGACAGCTGCACGGTTGCAGTGTGTGCCATCTGCATACACAGCCATATCGTCACCTGTGTGGTAGCAGAAGTATATCTCTTCGAGGGCACTGTTGTGGACCACGAAGCACTCAGTGGTCTTGGAGGTGTCCATGCCACCAAAGATGTACTTACGGACCCTACCGTCACATATGGATTGACGGGTGTTGCCATCAGTCACATATATGTCGTCTTGGTCGAAGACGTAGTGACGACCCTCTACTTCCACGATGCAGTTCTGATTGATTACCCCGGCGTCATCAAAGATCTTGCGGAAGTTAAAGATAAACGTACCGCCTACGAACTCCATCATCCACACTTGGTCTTGGGAATACACAAGGAAGTTGGCACCTAGTGTGGCACCATCCATTATGGGTGTCTTCATCTGCACGAGGTCATTGAAGCCAGCACTGTTAGTCAAGTCAGTCTCGTCCCATGTATCTGGGACTTGGTTGGCCAACACGGGGTCTGAGAACCTCACACGGTTGGGGAAGCTAGTACCTGCCTCTACGGTGCCCAAAGCTAACAAGAAGTCACCAAAGGAGCGGAGGACAGTAGTGGTGTAGTTAGACGGCCAGTTGGCCAAAGCAGTAAAGCTAGAGCTGCTAGGTGTCCTTGCTACAGGTACTTGGTCTGCACGGTTGACGTATTGAACATCAGCTAGAGTAGTTGCTGTGGTTCTGTAGATGGTCGTGGAGGTGCTTGAGTTAAACCGCTGCGTGAAGGTGCCATTGGAGAACTCATAGATGTCAAAGGTATCATCCACCAACAACACAGTATCGTAACCAGAGAGGGCTGTGAGACCATAAGAAAAGACTGGGTTCCACGGTATGGTAGAGGACACAGCCCGGTAGACTGGGCCACGGGTCACATTGCCATCAGTGAACCTAATGTTCTTGGCTCGGGTGTAGGCATTGGTGGGGAGGTTGTAGGGGTCAACATCAGTGACCACGCCCACGGACCCTAGTCCACGGATTGGTAGGTTAGGCATGGCCTGAGTTCCTTACTGTAGGTGGGGTCTAAGAGACTGCTGGGGGCCAAGCTACTGTACTTGGGAACCCAGATTGCTGTGGTACATCAAGCAGGGCTTGGCGATACACAGTCCACTCGTTCTGTTTGTCTGAGGATAAGGATGCCCAGCGCAGTGGGTTGCTAACTACTACATCAACTGCCACCAACAGATTGTCTCTCTCAGCCCTTACTTGGGTGGCTAAAGCAGCATCAAGCTCTGCCTGTGTGGGAGCAACGTATGCACTAAAGTCATCACCAACGAGAGCTAGGATGGCAGCATTGTCTACTGTCGTGTCAGTGTCGCTGGGGTCTACAGTGTAGGGTATCCACCCGTATGTGGGGTGGTTAATCTCAACGTCCATACGCTGGTTGTCAGACTGTAGTGACTGTGCATTACGCACTTCTGCTATCGTGATGCTCATTAGGAAATCCTCAAGAATACAGTGCCGCGACCATAGGTACTGGAGCCATTGTAAGACACAGAGCCCATGGCTCTCCAAGTGCCTGACATGGTGGTGTCCCCACGGGCCAACTGCGTCATGTTAGCTGCGTACACAGTGTTACTGCCAGTAACAGATACAATAGCATTCACACCACCACTCTGTAGGCTAGAACCAGAGTAAGAAGAACCAGAGGCAACTGAGGAACCATTCTTGACTAGGAAGGCATAAGTTCCAACAGCACCAAATGATGTACTCTGCGAGGGTATAGAGGATGCAGTGATGTACCCAGCGCCATTGGTCAGCTGGTTGTTGTTAGTCACAGCAGTAGGCAATCCTGAGATGCTTACGCTGCCAAGGCCCTCGCGTGTGAGGGTCAGCGTGGTGCCACTAACAGAACCACCAGTCACATAGTAGTTGGTGTCGGTGGTTCCTGCTGGCAACGCAGTAAAGCTAAAGTTACCACTGCCATCTGTTGTAAGCACTTGGCCACTAGCAGTGCCATCAGTGATGCCAAGGTCAGTGAGGGTGCTGGGTGAGCTGTTTAGGTCTGCCTGCGTGGCAGTGACAGCACCAGTAAGGTTAGGAAAGGTATTCTTAATGGTACTCTTGATCAGGCGGATGTGGTCATCAGCTTGCGCGAGACCGTCAGTAGACGCAGGGTTCGCAGGGACCAGAGAGTTGACGTATGTTCCATTTTCCAGAGCCATATCTATGGTTCCTCTTTCTTTTGTTTCTGTGGGTGACCTCTCGTTGACTGAGGCCGACAACAACAACAACAACAAGAACTTTAGCCCTGTGTTTTGAAGTTGCTTTTTGTTTCGAGGGTGCGGGGGTCAGTTTTTGACTAGGGAACCTAAGCAAACGAGGGACGCTA